GAAGTCCGAAAAGACTCGTAAGATGGCTAAAGGCGGTGGAGTGGAGTCCAAGGGTAAAACCAAGGGCACAATGATTAAAATGGCTGGCGGAGGTAAATGCTAATGGACCGCCCTTCCAAACAAGAAATTGACGATCTGCGTAAGCAGGCCCTTACTGACGCCACCAAGGGCAAGACCCGGGGCATTTTTATCTAGGAGGTTATATGGCCCAAAATCCAAATATTGACGACGCCACTCGCGCCCGAGCAATGCGATATGTCTCCGCAGGCCCTGCTGGTAAACCCCGCACGGTTAGCAAGAAAGAGCTAGAGGCTTCTGGGTTGAGCCTCCGGGACTTTTTAAACCGGGAACGGGGTTTGACCCGCCGCAAAGAAGCAGACCCTACTCTTGGGGAAGCCCGGGATAAAGCAGCGCAAGAAGCTGCGGATAGGGTTGACCCGGGCGATGATGGCGGGCTCTCAGTGGTTCGTCGCCAAGATGCAGAAGCTGCCCGGAACGCTAAGAATATGTCCGCTTACAAACCTAGGCGCGTAGCGGCCCCCCCAGAAGAGCTTAGCGACATGACCTACAAGCGTGGCGGGGCTGTTAAAAAGTACGCTAGCGGCGGTTCTGTCAGTGCCTCTAGTCGTGGCGATGGCTGCGCCACCAAGGGCAAGACCCGGGGCAAAATGCTGTGAGACCTAGCCGCGGAATGGGGGCTATGCTCTCTTCCAAAATGCCTAAGGCAAAGAAAACGAAGCGCCGGGACGATACCGACTTCGAGACCTTTGCTGAAGGCGGCACTGTGGGGCTGTGGGACAACATCAACGCCAAGCGAAAGCGCGGGGCCAAGATGCGCAAGCCCGGGTCTCCCGGTGCTCCGACTGACAAAGCATTTAAAGATTCGGCCAAATAATGACTACATCTGGAACCACTAACTTCAATCTGGACCTCACCGACATTGTTGAGGAAGCCTTTGAACGCTGTGGCTCAGAACTGCGTACGGGCTACGATCTTCGTACTGCAAGGCGTAGTCTTAATCTGCTATTTGCTTCTTGGGCTAATCAGGGCATCAATCTCTGGACGGTGGAGCAAGGGTCGATCCCTCTTGTAGCCGGTACCGCCACATACGATCTGCCGGATAACACTGTGGACTTGATGGAGCACGTTATCCGTACAGGTGCAGGGAGCGCCTCTACGCAGGCTGATCTGACGATTACGCGCATTAGTGTCTCCACCTATGCCACACTGCCCAATAAACTGACTCAGGCGCGTCCTATTCAGGTCTACATTAACAGGCAAGCCCCTACCCCCACGATAACCGTGTGGCCGGTCCCCGATGCAGCGCAGACCTATACCTTCGTGTACTGGCGGCTCAAGCGTATTCAGGATGCTGGAAGTGGTAGCAATACGATGGCGGTGCCGTTCCGGTTCCTCCCCTGCATGGTAGCGGGGCTGGCGTATTATCTGTCCATGAAAGTTCCCGGGGCGATAGACCGTATGCAGGCCTTAAAAGAGCAGTACGATGAATCTTGGCAACTGGCCGCAGATGAAGACCGGGACAAGGCGGCCGTCCGGTTTGTCCCACGCCAGATGTTTCTTGGCTAGCCATGGCAAATAAATTCGCCAATGGTAAACGGGCTATCTCGGAATGCGATAGGTGCGGATTCCGCTTTAAACTCAAGCTGCTCAAAAAAGAAGTAGTAAAGACCAAACAGATTAGCTTGCTGGTCTGCCCTACCTGCTGGACCCCCGATCAGCCTCAGTTGCAACTGGGTATGTACCCAGTGTCGGACCCACAGGGACTTCGAGAGCCCCGACCAGACCGCAGCTACAACACCTCCGGGATACTTGCAAATGGCTCCTACGGCGGCGGTAGCCGGGTATTTCAGTGGGGCTGGAATCCTGTAGGGGGCGCAAGTAGCTTTGATGCCGTGCTGACGCCAAATAGCTTGGTGGCTACGGGGTTTGTCGGTACCGTTGCGGTAGTGATTTCATAAGGAGCCACAATGAAAACATGGATTGCCGATCTGGGGTTGCGTCAGCGCCTGCTGATTGCGTTGATTGCCGTGGATCACTTGGTGCTGGTGCTACTCACACTGGGTAACTGCGCACGGGGCGAAACGATCTCCGCAAGTGCTTGGAGACAAGAGCAAGCTGGCAAGCTGCAAGGGCGCATTGCGCGGCCCGTGATCGACTGGCTATTTCACTTCATTGAGCGTGACCATTGTTCACAATCGTGGTTAGCTGAAAAGCACATGTACACCACACCCCCACACAAACTCTAAATGCGCGGGGCTTGCACCTAGCAGCGCTAGAAACTACCAAAGTTTAGATTGACAAATTCGTATAACTTGGCACACTGCCATAGTCACTAAAAGGAGCCTACGATGGCATTCACCAAGAAGATGATGGGCAAGGAAGTTGGCGCAGCCTCTGTATACGCAAAGCCTCATACAGGCTCTGTTGCGGGCGTAGACTTGACCAATAACGGCTACCCGCAGACTGGCATTAAAACCACGGGTATCAAGACTCGCGGTAATGGCGCAGCCACAAAGGGCGTGACCGCCCGAGGACCGATGGCGTAACATGGCTATGACCTATACGGAGTTGTGCGCGAATATCGCGGACATTACTCAAAACGAGTACACGGCTGCGGAATACAAGATGTTCACGCAGCAGACTGAGCAGCGTATATTCAATTCTGTTCAGCTTCCGTCGCTCCGTAAAACTGCAGCTATTGCCTCTGTTATTGGGAATCAGTTCATCAACGTCCCTACAGATTTCCTGTCCGCGTTCTCCGTTGCGGTAGTAGACCCAACAACTTTGGAGTACACGTACCTGCTCAATAAGGATGTCAACTTTATCCGGGAAGCGTATCCTACGGTAGCTGTTACGGGAACTCCGAAGCATTACGCTATCTATGGAAACCAGACGGGCACTGAACTCGCACTGCGATTCATCCTAGGCCCAACTCCCGATAAGGTCTACTCTACAGAGCTAGCTTACTTCTACTACCCAGAGTCCATTGTTACTGCTGGAACCACATGGTTAGGCGAGAACTTCGATTCTGCCCTGCTAAACGGAGCCCTCGTAGAAGCAATTCGCTTCATGAAGGGTGAGCAGGATATGGTCAAGCTGTACCAAGACATGTACGTACAGTCACTTACGCTGCTCAAAAACTTGGGTGATGGCAAGCTCCGTCAGGATGCGTACCGTAGTGGACAACCCCGAAACGCGGTAATTTGATATGGCTATAGCTCAAACCCTGTGCTCCAGCTTCAAACAGCAATTGTTTCTGGCTCAACACGACCTCAGTACGGATGTGATCAAGATCGCGCTGTACACGAGTGCCGCTTCTATTGGGCCGGATACTACGGTCTATTCGGTATCGGATGAGGTAGTGGGTACGGGATACACTGCGGGGGGGATTCCCCTTACTGGCGCTACCGTGTTGCTATCAGGAACAACGGCCTACGTAGACTTTGACAACGCGGTATGGCCTGCGGCTACCTTTACAGCCCGGGGAGCCCTTTTGTACAATAGCTCCAAAGCTGATAAGGCCGTAGCAGTCTTGGATTTTGGGGCAGACAAAACGGGGTCTGCACAAACATTCACGATCCAAATGCCCACAAATGTAGCGTCTAGTGCGCTGCTTCGGATAGCTTAAAGGGTACCATGGCAAGTTTATACTCTACCAACCTTAAACTCGAGTTGATCGGGACCGGGGACCAAAGCGGTCTTTGGGGTGGCACAACCAATACTAACCTCGGCACTGCCTTGGAGCAGGCTATCGTAGGTAAAGCCTCGCTTGTAACAGGGGACTTCACAGCCAACGTAGCTACGCTGACTTTGACAGACACCAACGCAAGTCAAACAGCACGAGCCTTTGTACTGGATGTAACCGCTACGCTATCTGCTGCGGGTACGATCAATGTGCCTGCTATTCAGAAGCCGTACCTTGTGTTTAATAACACTGTAGGCGGGTTTGCCCTTACGGTTAAAGTTTCGGGTCTGACGGGCGTAGTAGTTCCCAATGGCAAACGGCTGCTGGTGTACAACAATGGCACAGATGTCATTGACGGTATCAACTACCTTAATGGGGTAGCTACCAGTGCCCTAACGGCCACAACGGCGACAACGGCTACAACGGCGACAACGGCTACAACAGCGACAACAGCGACAACCGCTGGAAGTGCTACGACCGCGGGTACTGCTACTAACATAGCGGGAGGGGCGGCAAATAACATACCGTACCAACTTGGAGCGGGCAGCACAAGCTACATTACAGCCCCAGTAACCCCCGGATATGTTTTGAGTTGGAACGGGGCCGCGTTTACGTGGGCCGCAGCGCCCGCCGCTACAACAGCCACAGCATTGGTGGGAGGTTCGGCGGGGGTTATCCCATACCAATCCGCGACTAGCACCACAGGGTTTACCGCTGCGGGAACTACAGGCCAGCTTCTGCAATCCACTGGAACTACGGCTCCGGTCTGGGTAGACCCAGCGCTTACTCCCGGACTTATCCTCTTTAACTTAGGAATCATCTAATGTCTATCAATGCCCAATATGCGGCGACTGCAAAATCGCCTAGTGTAAATATCGCCACCGCTAACACTAATCGTGACGGCGTTACAGGTGTATATGGGACGCTAATGACTGCAGGTGCCTCAGGGTCCCGAGTGGATCGTATCAATATTACGGCGACCGCTACAACAACAGCAGGGATGATTCGTATATTTCTTGGAACCGCTCTAATTCAAGAAGTACCTGTGTGGAGTATTACTCCCGCAGCCTCAGTTCCCGCGTGGTCTGTAGATATTACCTTTGATACGGGTTTAATCTTGCAAGCGTCAGCGGTGTTGAAAGTATCCACTAACAACGCAGAATCTTTTAATGTGACCGTAACAAACGGCGGGGACTTCTAATCATGGCTAATAAAGGACTTTATGGGTATTCGGCCCCTCGGGCTACTACCGTTCCGAACTCGATAGCCCCTCCGCGGTGGTTACGGGCCAAGTTAATTGCAGCGACTACGAGTACCGAACTAGCCCCACTAAATTGCTGGCAAATCGGGGTGGCTGTTTTTGGCGGCGGCGGAACCGGTTCCGCTAGTGGGGGTGGTGGTGGTGGTGGTGGGTTTGCCTTTGGGATTGTAGATGTGGTTCCGGGGCAACTGCTACCGACGATAACAATCGGCGGTATAGCGGGTACCTCCTCCTTTGGGTCTTTGCTTACGGCGACAGGGGGGGCTACTGTCGTAGGTTCCGCGGGGGGCACGGGGGGCACGGGGTCCGCATCTTTGGCGTTGCGCGGGGCCTTTACAGCCTCTGGAGGTGCTGGAGGTGCCGCTGGTGGAGGTTTTGGGGGCGGCGGCGGGGCGGGGTCGTTCTATGGTGCAGGGGGCAGTGGCGCGGCTGGCCCTTTTGGTGGCGGTGGAGGTTTTGGAGGCGGCGGCGGGGTGGGCGTCGCTGGTGGTGGTGGTGGTGGTGGTGGTGGTGCGGGTCTTGGTAACGCTGGCGCAGGGCCTACTGTTAGTACGCTTGGCGGAGGGGGTGGTGGCACTGCGTCACGCAGTGTGGGCGGTGCGGGGGGTATGGGCCTGAGCGCAGTGGGCGGCGCGGCAGGGGTCAGTTCTGCTGGGGCTTCCGGAACTGGGGTCTTGGATGTAAACATCCTACTGCAACTTGTCCACCTAGAGCTTAACGGTTCTGGCGGTGGGGGAGGGCAGGGGGCTACGGCTTTTGCGGGCGGCAACGGCGGCTCCGGGGGTGGTGGTGGTGGTGGTGCAACTAGCGGACTGGGGGGTATAGGCGGCATAGGCGGCGGCGGCGGCGGCGGCGGCGGCGGTTGGGGTGGCAGCGGTGGTGGCGGCGGCGGCAGCGTTGTTGGTGGTGGGGGTGGGGGTTTCCAAATGGCGGGGCTTCCTAATCAGGGGCAAGCAGGTGCAGTGATTCTTTATTGGACTGAGGGCTACTAAAATGAAATACGCATGGATTGAAAACACGGTTATTCGTGACCTGACTGCCGGTGATCCGCTAGAGGTGTTTCACCCCGACACCGCCACGCTATTTGATACGCAAGTACCAGATGAAGCGGAATCGGGCGACACCTTTACAGATGGCGTATTGACCAAAAAGCCAATTCCAGAGCCGGTTATTCCAGAACTTCCTGCAGTCGTGCCTCCTACGGTCAGTGCTATCCAGTACAAGATGTTGTTCACTTCGGCGGAGCGTATTGCCGCTAAGAAGTCTACCGATCCGGTGATTATTGATCTGCAAGACCTCTTGAATGATCCCCGCACACTGACGGTCAATCTGGCGCTGAAGTCAATCAGTGACAGTCTGGACTATATGACAGCGATCAAACTCCTTGCCCCGGGGCGTAAGGCTGAGATTCTGACGGGCGTTCCAAGATAATGTTCTCCGCGCTCCTGTCCTTTCTTGGCGGCTCTGTATTTCGCATGTTGTTTGGCGAGATAAGCTCGTGGATGAACAAAAAGCAGGATCACCTGCATGAAATGGATCGGATGCGACTGCAAGGCGAACTAGATAACTCCCAGTTTCTGCGTAACCAAGACGCGCTACGCCTTCAGGCAGAGTTGGGGGTCAAGCTTGTGCATGTGCAGGCCGAAGCGGTAGTGGACCAAATCGAAGCTAACGGGTGGCTGGCTGCGGTTAAGGGGACTACGCAGACTATCGGTATCTGGTTCATCGACGCTTGGAACGGGGTTATCCGCCCCTTCGTGGCTACATGGGCCGTTATTATGGTCACGCTGCACTTCGCGCAAACTGGATGGATACTGGACGATAACGGCTGGAGCATATGCGGCGCGGCACTGGGTATCTATTTAGCGGATCGGTCCCTCTTCAAGCGTGGTAAATGAGTACGGAAGCCGTTGCGATAGCGGCCTCGCTCTGTCGGCAGTTTGAAGGGCTGTATCTCAAGCCCTATATGTGCCCGGCCCTCGTGGCGACTGTGGGCTACGGATCGACCCGGTACGAGGACGGACGCCGCGTAACTCTAGCAGACGCCCCCATAACTAAGGCCCGGGCCGAAGAGCTACTGCGGTGGGAGCTAAATAGGGTCTGCATACCTGCGGTAAGACGATCCTGCCCTACGCTTACAGAGCCCCGCAAACTAGCGGCGATACTCGACTTCACCTTTAACCTAGGCTCTGGAAACTTGCACAGCAGTACGCTTCGTAAGAAAATCAACCTCGAAGACTGGGATGCTGCGCAGTTAGAATTGGCTAAATGGGTACGCGGCGGGGGGCGCATACTCCCCGGCTTGGTAAAACGCCGTACTGCAGAAGCCGCACTATTAAGGTCTATATGCCCATAAAAAAAATTGGAATCCAGAGTGGAGTCTCGAAGGAAAATACCCGCTACACCTCCGAAGGCAAATGGTATGACAGCGACAAGATTCGGTTTCGTAAAGGCACCCCCGAGAAGTTAGGTGGGTGGGCTCGGTATTCCGTATATACATTTCTAGGCGTATGCCGCTCACTGTGGACATGGGTTACGCTTACTGGACTGACGCTTATAGGCGTGGGTACAAACCTGAAGTTCTATATCAACAAGGGTGGGCTGTACTATGACGTAACGCCTATTCGGAAAGTTGTACGCCCCATGCTTGGGGCTACAGGCACGGGAAACCCTTTCACTGCCGTCCTAGGCTCTAATATTATTACGGTCTACGATACGGCACATGGATGTGGGTCGAATGACTTTGTAGCCTTCAGTGGAGCGGTAGGGCTTGGCGGTAACATAACTGCGGCTCTACTTAACCAAGAGTACCAAGTAACCGTTATTACGGCAGATACCTATACGATTACCGTTGCAACTACTGCTACAGGTACTGATGTAGCGAGCTCTCCGGGTGGAGGTGCGGCGGTTGTTGCCGCGTACCAAGTCGCTACAGGGTTAGAGGTACAAAGCCCCGCTGCTGGATGGGGTAGTGGTGGTTGGGGGTTCGGAGGCTGGGGGACTGGGGCTACGGTGGGTACGCCGCTTCAGCTTTGGAGCCAGAATAACTTTGGTGAGAGTTTGGTGTTTGCTCCTGCGGGTGGGGCTATGTATTACTGGAATGCGAGCGCGGGGCTGGGTACTTCGACCTTTACCGTGACCATCGGGGCAACTGCGGTACTGACCTTTACTACTGGCCCCCTGCTACTTAACGGTACTGCAGTCCTGCTAGAGACCACTGGGGCACTGCCTACAGGGCTCCTTACCTATGTGGTGTACTACGTTATAAACTCCACAACAGTTAGCGGGGTTACTACGTGCAATCTATCCACCACGTACGGCGGCACTGCTATAACTACGTCTGGAACTCAGTCAGGTACCCATATCCTCTCTAATAGGGGAATTGCAGTTACGTCTTTGGGTGGAGCCTCCAACGTTCCGATTGTTCAGAACGCGATCTTCATATCGGACACAAGCCGCTTTGTGTTCGCCCTAGGGGCTAACGAATTCGGGACTACCACACAAGACCCTATGGTGGTACGCTGGTCCGATCAAGAGTCTGTAACCCAGTGGACCCCATCTGCCACTAATCAGGCGGGTAGCATTCGGCTCTCTCACGGGTCCAAAATCGTAGCTTGCTTGCAAGCGCGGCAAGAGATTCTGATATGGACTGACTCCACCCTCTACGCATTCCAGTATGTAGGCGCTCCGGTAGTTTGGCAGACGCAGCTTGTGGGCGATAACATTTCGCTTATGGGGCCTAACGCAGTAGCGCTAGCTTCAGGCGTTGTCTACTGGATGGGTATCGACAAGTTCTACATGTATGACGGCACGGTGCGAACCCTTGACTGCGACCTACTAAAGTTTGTCTACCGAGACATTAACCTGACCCAGAATTACCAAGTATTTGCGGGGACCAATGAAGGTTTTAACGAGGTCTGGTGGTTTTACTGCGCCAGCAATAGCACTGCGATCAGTAATTATGTTATCTACAACTACGTTGAGAAGGTCTGGTACTACGGCACGATGGGGCGCACAGCATGGCTCGACTCGGGGCTAATAAACTACCCTATTGCGGCTACATACAGCCATAATATCGTCAACCATGAGGTTGGCGTGGATGACAACGAAACTGGAGTAACGCTCCCGATCAATGCATATATCTCCTCCTCTGAGTTCGATATGGATGACGGGGATCACTTCATGTTTGTGTACCGTATGCTGCCGGATCTCTCGTTTGTAGGGTCTACTGCAGGCACTACTGCGGAGGTAACCTTGGGGTTATACGCCATGAAGAATTCTGGGTCGGGCACGGGATCGCTTGTATCCCAGCCTGTTAACCAATTGACTGGGGCGGAATACACCGTAACTGAAGGGTTTACAGGGCAGATTTACACGCGCCTTCGCGGGCGGCAGATGATCTTGAAAGCCTCGTCCAACAAAATAGGTACCGCATGGCAACTAGGTTCTATCCGTTTCGATGTAAGGCCTGATGGCCGCCGGTAACTTATGACGCTACTATTTAAGCCTAAGTCCCCTGCGCTGCAGATACTGCCGGCAGAGTATTCGCAGGACTCCTTTCGAGCGCAGAATAACATGCTGCGTATCTACTTCAACCAGCTAGATGCGGCAATGTCGGAACTGCTGGGCGGCACTGGAGGTAGGTTCTTGCAGCATCCGTATGGGGCGTTTCAATCTTTAGTTACCCAGACCGCCCCTGCTAACACCGCCAAAGCGATTACTTTTGACACGCTGGATTACGCCAATGGCGTAGCACTCGGGGACCATGTAGCCGTAATGACGGCTTCGCAAGCTTTAACAACGCTTACAGTCACCGCAGTGTCGGGGGATGCTATCTATCTTGGGATGACCCTAACGGGTACCGGAGTCGTACCGGGCACCACAATTACTGCGTTTCTTACAGGTACTGGCGGTACTGGAACTTACACGGTAAGCACATCTGCTACGGTAGCTAGCACGACTATCACAGGGACCCTAACCTCTAGGCTTGTCGCAACCTATGGGGGTATCTACAACCTGCAGTTCAGTGTGCAGACCAAAAACACATCCTCGCAAGCCCACGATCTTGATATATGGCTTCGCCAAGACGGCCCCGGCCCCGGAGTGGATATCACGGGTTCTCGTGGGACCGTAACGATAGCGCCCCGGCACGGCTCCGTTGATGGAGGGAGTATCGTGGGGTGGAACTATTTTGTGCGCTTAGAAGCGGGGGAGTTTGTAGAACTTTGGTGGGCGGTCGATAGCACAAATGTTACGATACCTACATACCCGGCAGCCGTGGCTCCCGTGCGCCCCTCAACAGCCTCTGCGATAGTCACCCTATCGTACGTATCCGCAATAGTTTAAAGGTTCCGCATCATGCCTATACCTGAAGATACGTATTTCTCCCGCCTTGGAATCCGAGACAGAGTTATCCCAAGCCACCAAACTTACCAAACAATGGGCGGGGGGGATAACGCTTGGGACGAATTTGTCACAGTCCCCGAGAAAACCGTACAGGAGTACTACAACAAGGCAACGGGTGAATACATACAGTCGGATTACGACCCTTCCGGGACGCTTGTACTGAAGGACCCAACACGGGAAAACTTAGCCGAACAGATTTTGGCTCAGGGGACCTCCTCAAAATGGGGCGGCGAGGCCTGGGGGAGTGCGTACGGCACCTCTCGAGATATGGCGAATATTTTGGCCCGTGCAGGCCTTACAGACATTAAAGACTTTGGCGTTCGAGATAGAGTTATCCCGGCGCAAGAGATTCCTATGTGGTCGGGGGGGGAGGGAGACGTCCTAACCAGCACTACGATACCAGAACACATAGGACGGGAATACTACAACAAGGCGACTGGTGAATCCTTCGTAAACGACACCTACGACAAAGCCAGAGGCAATACTTGGGGGGGAACTTTTGCTGGAGAGGGCTCCACTGCGTATAACGTTCAATTTAAGCCTGATGGGACGCCCGTTTTCTATACACAATACGGGGGCACTAGTAATGACGTCGCTAAACTCTTGCAGACCCCTGTGCTTGGGGCCGTACTTCAAGCAGGCGCGTCAGCTTTCGGCGGGCCTCTTGGGGTTGCAGCGCTCAATCTTGCCGCGGGTCGAGATATTGAAGATGTGTTGAAAGCCGCGGCGCTTTCATGGGTTGGCGGGCAAGTTGCTTCTGGCGTCGCGGGCTTTAGCCCCGTAGTTGATGCCCTCGGGCAAACCGGGGCAAATATTGCAGGCCGCGTGGCGGGCTCTATTGCGACTGGCGGCGGAGTAGAGGGGGCGCTCCAAGCACTTGTCACGGGCGGGATTTCAGCGGCAATGCCTGAGATTACTAACCTAATTCCGGAGTTTAAGAACCTCCCCGATGCCGCGCAAAAAGCGGTTACCTCAGTAATAGCGAATACCTTAGTAGGGAAGCCGTTAGACCAGTCCATAATAAACGCGGCGGTTACCGCGGGTACCGATGCCGCTAAACAAGTTTGGAAAGATGCCCGGGGAAACGCCCGTACAGATACCTCTGCAACCCAGTTTGTGTTTAACCCCCGTGCAGACAGCGATCAAGCTACCAGAGACTTGGGTCTGACCCCTGCAGATACCTCTAGTTACGACACGACTACAACCCCGTTTGTGTTTAACGCCGCGAAAGATAGCCAGCAGGCTAACGAGGACTTGGGGCTGACCTCTACAACCCCGTTTGTGTTTAACGCCGCGAAAGATAGCCAGCAGGCTAACGAGGACTTGGCCCCGTTTGTGTTTAATGCCGCGAAAGATAGCCAGCAGGCTAACGAGGACTTGGGGCTGACCGCTACAACCCCGTTTGTGTTTAACGCCGCGAAAGATAGCCAGCAGGCTAACGAGGACTTGGGGCTGACCGCTACAACAACGCCCACACCGACACCTAAACCGACACCGACACCGACACCGACACCGACACCTAAACCGACACCTAAACCGACACCTAAACCGACACCTAAACCGACACCTAAACCGACACCTAAACCGACGCCCCAAGTGCAGGCGCAGACCGCCGCAGCGTTAGGGTTCCCGCTCCTCGCCAATATGTTCTATTACGGCAAAGAGTTTGGTTCCAAGAAGCAAAAATTGAAGGGGCGGGGCGACCTAGTCGATGAGGACTACCGGGGTCTAAGCGTTACCGCTGCAGGAGCGGAGCCGTGGCAGTTTGCTGAGCAGCTTGCGGATACCCCTAAACCCGACGAAAATAGTGCGGACGAACTGATACAGAAACTTACGGCAGGGGACTCATCTGCCACTACGCTCGATGAGCTAATGAACATTATTGGGAGAGTTTGATATGGGCGATAACGATGGGGTTAACGAAGCGTTTTGGGATATGTTCTTTGGTGGGGGCGACACCGACACCGACGTTGACAATGCGGCTAATGAATCGTTTTGGAAGGAGCTCATTGGTGGAGGTGTAACCGATAACGAAGCGGTTAATGACGCCTTTTGGAAGGAGTTCCATGAGAAAGGTACATCTACAATTCCGTTTGTGTTTAACGCCGCGAAAGATAGCTCTGATGCCAGTAAGCTTTTTGGGTTCACCGCTGAAGATGTATCTGAGTACAGCAAACCTGAATGGTCCAAGATTCTCAAGGCCTTAGGGCTAACCCCAACTAGTGCCGCAGTGCTTGGCGGCGCAGGGCTAGGTGCATTTTTTGGCGGTTCTGGCGGTTCTGGCGGTTCTGGCGGTTCTGCGGGGGATACCGGCTACAAAGGGGGGATTCCTTCCCTTGCTGCTAGTCGAACCATGCTGCCTATTCCGCATACAGTGACTACAGACGCAGGGGGTGAAGCGTATTTACGGGCGAACCCGGATGTGGCTGCAGCATACAAAGCTGACTCACAGGGGTTAAGCCCCAAAGATTACGCAGCGACGCATTACGCTAAGTTTGGGCAGGGAGAAGGACGTACGTTGGCTACAGCCCCTCGCAGGGCTGGGTCCGGTGGAGTTACATACTTCAGCCCCATGCAGTACAAGCCTGTGGCCTCTAACCCCGGGCTAACCCCCACTCCGTTTACCCCGCCTCCCATTATCCCCGCTCCGATAACGCCAACGCCAACGCCAAAGCCAACGCCAACGCCGACGCCAACGCCAACGCCAACGCCAACGCCGACGCCAACGCCAACGCCAACGCCGACGCCAACGCCGACGCCGACGCCGACGCCGACGCCGACGCCGACGCCGACGCCAAAAACGTACGCCCCCTTAGGCGCTACCGAGCGGGCTACCGTAGAGCGAATGGCTAGGGAACAAGCCACGGCCCAAGGAATTTCCCCAGAAATGGCGTTGTACCGATACGCACAACAGCAAGGTATCCCCAATGCGGGAGTTGACTCGATGATGGGGTTTGACCCGGGCGCTACCGATAAATGGGTAGGGGGGCAGCCTTCCTTACAAGCGAACGCTGCACA